TGTTATTAAATTCAATATCAAATATTAAATTATTATATGTACTTGTTTTTATTATTTTGAAAAATATATTACTAGGTGTATAAAAATCTTTTGATACAAATAATGTATCATTTAAATCAGATAAATATATAATATCAAATATATCTGTAACATCGTTATTTAATATATCTGTAATTATAAATTTATAATCATTTGATTCTTTAGCATAAAAACATATTCTACCTAAATATTCATAATTTATAGTTTTACCTATGTTTTCAAAATTAGAATATGTATCAAATGATTTATTTGTAAAATAATCTTCTCCATATGTTAATGGTATTATATCATCTATTGTTGTAAGATATGATTCTTCTTGCCAATAATAAATTTTATCTATAATTGGTTGTAAAGGAATTGTATTACAATCTGTTACTTCAGCTTGTATAAATTTATCCTTTTTACTTATTTGATAAACTTCTTGATAACTATTATTACAAATTATCTGAGAAGTATGTAAAAGAGTATTATATATTTTTAAAAGTTTTTTAATCTCTATATCACTTAATTCTAAACAACATCCTTGTAATAAATTATATACAACATCTAATAAATAAATATCATTGGGTGTTAAAGTTTTACCAATTTTAGTTTTTTTATAATCTTTATTTAAAGAACTAATTATTGTAGAATAATGTGATTTTTCATTTATTTGTTGCATAATTTAATTATTGTTGTATGAATTTACTACAAGAACTACAAATAATTGTTTGACAATTTTTACATTTAGATATATTACAAAGTTTTTTAAGATTGTTTAACATTTCAATTGCTTGTAAATAATATCCAATATCTAATGATTTTTCAATAGAATCAATTAATAAATTTACAGTAATTGTAGTATTGTTTGAATAAACAGTT